GGGGCTTAGAAAGGCACGTCGTCCGACATGTCAGCCAGCGATGCGGCGGCAGGGGAGGGCTTCGGCTGTGCTGCCGGTGCTGCGGCAGCCGGTTCTGCCTGTGATTGTTTCGGGGAGCCAGCAAATTCCATCGAGCCGATGCGCCCAACGAGTTTCGTGCCCGTCGTCCCGTCACTGGCTTTGTACGTTTCGATATGCACGTCATCGACAGTCACGCTGACAGACGTTCCTTTGAGCAGATACGGGGCCGTTGATTCAGCGCGCGCGCCCCAGAGGGTGGCATCTACCCACTGAGTGGGCTTCCGGCCGTCGGCGCCCTTCTTCCCATAGTTGAACGCGAGGGGGACATTGGCGACGGGTTCACCGTTGGCGGTGTGGCGGACCGTGACATCACGGCCGATCTTGGCAAGTCCAAATAGAGACGGCATTACGCGGCTTCCTTCTTCAGTAGGGTTTCGTACTTCGTGACCATGCGTTCAAACTCCATCAGGTCGGCTTCCAGTTCCTCGATGGCGTTGTCGTCGCGGTCGATACGGCGGATGGTCAGGTGCCGGCCGATCGGTTCGAGATCAGGCGCCCACAGAACGAGGTCCACCCACTTGCGGCCCAGCAGCCACATGGCGCCGTTGCACTGGTCGATGTAATCGCTGATGTCGCCGTCTACGACAGCGTTAAACAGGGTTGCAGACGACACCATCGTCTTGATTTCGATCAGGCCGTCGGCGTCGACCATGCCGTCCACGCTGACGCCGAACAGGTTGTCTTCGGTGGTGATAAACCCGGCCTCTTCAACAAACAGCTTGGTCCGGGCTTCGTAGGCGGCGCGGGCGTAGGGCTCCTGCTCAGTGCCGGTGCGCATGGCTGCGGTCGCGAACTTGTCGGCCGCACTGCCGCCCAGGCGTTCACGGGCCACGTCCATCGCGTAGTCCATGCACTTCTTCGAGGGCGCGCCGCTCTTGAGCTTGTCGCGGCAGTCTTTGAAACGGCTGCCCGTGATGACGCCGCGTCGCGCTTCTAGCCATTCCGGGGAACCCTGCGGCGCCGTGTGGGTAATCAGGTTCATCAGGCTTCTCCTTGCTTAAGCATGGCGCGCTTGTCCGCGTAGGCCTTTTTGAAGGCGGCGAATGCAGCGAGATTGTTGGTCTTCTGGATGGCTTCGCAGCCGGCTTCCCAGATCATCACGGCTTGGTCAAGCGTGTCAGCCTGGGCGATCTTGCTGATCCACGAATCGCGCAATTCCTCATCGCGCTCCGCGTTGCCGTCGGTGTCGTCATCCTGCTCAGACAGACCCGTGATGGCTTTCAAGGTGTAGCGCTCCAAGTAGGTCTTGGTGCTGGCGCGCGCCTGGATAGCATTCTTGGCACCGCCCGCATCCGGAGGGCCGCCCATGGACACGCTTTCTTCATGGCCGCCAACGTGACGTAGGTAGCACGTCACTTCCATCCAGTCCTTCTCGTCGCGGGTCAGCTTCCATGAAGACGACAGGCCGTGCTTGGATAGAGCAGGGGTGACCGCGTTGACGACATCGTGAAGCTCGGCGTAGGACTTGCCCTTGAGGGGGCCATCCTTCACGTCCTTACCCTTAATGATCTTGACCGCCTCGGCCTTGAAGGCGGCAAAAGCGGTGTCATAGGCCTTCTTGGCCTCGCCCTTCTGCCAGCGGTCTTGCAGGTCCATCATCTTTTCGATCTGGTCCAGCTGGGCGCCCTGGTTTAAGGCCGCCAGCATCATGCCCATGGGCGAGTTGGCGGCGGGGCCAGTGCCAGACATTGCCACTTCCCGGGCCGGGGCTTCGATAACGTCGTTCATGGCGTCCTCAGTATGAAATCTTGATTGCGGGGATCTTCCCCTTGGCGATCAGGGTGACGGCCAACTTGGCGCACTCTTCGGGAAGTCCTCCCGCCACGAATGCAGCCAACGCGGCGCGGTTTACCTTTCCCTTGTGGGCCTTGTCGGCTTCACGGCGGGCGGCTTCTGCTTCTTCTGCGGCCTTGGCGTCGGCCTGGCGCTTGATTTCCGCCTGGCGCGCCGCCTCGACGGCTTGCTTTTCGCGTTCAATGGCGGCGAGGCGGTCTTGTTCGGCGCGCTGCTCGGCGGCGATCTTGTCCGCCTTGGCCTGGGCTGCTGCCTTCTCTGCCTGCTCGGCTTGCAGCTTCAGTTCAAGTTCGCGGCGCTCGGCTGCGGCTTTGGCTTCCTGCTCGCGCCGGATCACGGCTTCGCGTTCGGCCTGGGTGCGGGCGTCGGCTTCGCGCTGGGCTTGCTCGGCGGCTTCGCGGGCAATGCGCTCTTCGCGCTCCTTCTGCTCGCGGGCAGCTACCTCGGCACGCAAGCGGGCCAGTTCGGCCTGCTCGGCGTCGTACTTCTCGCGGGCCACCAAACGGTCACGAAGGCCGGACAGCGCCTTGTCCTTAGCCCGGGCGGCTTCGGCTTCGAACTCTTCCCAGCCGGTGCCGATTTCGATCTGCTCTGCCTCGATGATGGCGGCGCGCAGGTCATCGACAGATTCCCCGCAGTTCACCACCAGGGAGACGATCCAATCGATTGCGTCCTTATGCCCCTGTACGCGCGCTTCCTCGGCTTGCTGCCATTCCGTCAGCGGAAGGCGAACTTCATCAGCCAAAGCGTCCAGTGCGTCCCGCATCCGCTTCCGCTCGGCGTCGATCTTCTTGGGGATCTCCTTCAAGCGGTCAACCTGCTCCTTGCCCAAGTCGTCCAGGGCAGTCTTCGCCTTGCGGACCTTGTAGGCAAGGCTGGCGATCGCGTCGCGGCCTTTCTTGGTAGTCAGATCGGGCACGTGGCCGGAGACCTCGGCGCGGATTCTGTCCAGCCAAGGATCAAGGCCATTGGGCTTGGAGTAAACCTCCAGCGCGGTTTCCTGGGGCGGTAGTTCCGCAAGTTCGGTCGTCTCGGTCATATCAGTCCTTGGCTGCGTATTTCGTCGTGCCATCACCCGCGAGGCGGGCGGCTTCGTCTTCCTGTTGCAGGACAGACATGACGCCGACGATGGCGCAGATGATCGAAAAAAGGCCCACGGCGAGGTGGGCATCGGTTTGGAGTAGCTTGCGCAGGAGGCGGATCATTGGAGGCTCTCCATCTGCGACTGGTAAAACTCATGGGCGCGGCCCAGTTCGGCTCGCAGGTAGTCCTGCCACCATTCCACATCGCCGCCACCAGCAGAAGCCAGTAGGCCAGCGTCGTACTCGTCCAGTCCCGGCGTGTCGCGCGGCGACAGGTCATCAGCGGCGGAACGAAGCTCGGCGGCCATGGCTTTGGCTTCGTCCTCATTCAGCAGGCCGGATTCGATGCTGGCGTTTCCTTCGCTGACGGTCATCTCTTGATAGGGAAAGCCAACGCGGCGTACGGTGAATTTCATGCTGATTTCCTCAGAATGGCCGCCACCTCATCACCGATGAGCGCAACCAGGTACAGGGCGGCGAACAGGCCGATTAGGTGGGATAGGGTCATGGACGTTTCATCCCCTTCACATTGCCGTGAAATCCTTGAGCGAATTCGAGAGCGCGCCGAGCTTGCGTCAAGTCCTTCTCTGCCCCTTCCAGAAGTGCTTGATGTGCTTCCTCCCAGGTCGGGTAGTACATGGAATACGCACTCGACTTAGCCACCCGGCGCGTCCCCTCGGGGATCAGGAAACTGCCCGTGGATCTCTCGAACTTCTCTTCCGTTATCTTTGCCGCCTTCGACCACGGCGCTATTCGGAACCAGGTTTCACTCATGTCTTCTCCCATTCTGGCCAGAAGCCGCGAACGTATTGCTTCGTTAGATAGTCGGCAACGTGGCCTGTAGCCAGCGTCATCTGGTCGCAGCATTCCGGCCCAAGAATTCCGGACGCTGCCAGTTCAAGGATCTTCTCGGGCTTGTCTGCATCCCCAGCAATGAAGGACAGCATCCGCGCGTCGGCGTCGTGCCATTCCTGCTCAAACGCTTCGATCACCGCCCATCGATGGGTGAACAGATCCACCTCGATTGCCCGGGCGACCTCTGCGTACTTCATCGCGTAAATCTCGTCGGGCGGGTCGAAGGTGAATCTAGGTCGATTCCCCATCGCTGTTCTCCGGAATGAGGGCTACTGACTTTTGCTCCGCAACATCCAAGCCATCGGCAACGCCCTCGTAGTACGGGTTGCGGAATTTCTGGTAATTGGCCCGTTGCATATCTGCCTGAGTCGAAATGGCCTTGGCGAGCGCCGTCAGGGCCTCGCGAACTGCCTGCTCGGCGTATTCGCGCATTTGCTCCCCGGTGTAGACGTCCTCCGGAACGCACTGAGCCGCCTTGTCCACGCCATCCTGGAACCCGTATTCAGCGGCGTCGTACCGGCTAACAATTCCTCGATCTTCGACACCACAACCCAGGGCGTGAGGATTGAGGTCGGGCCAGTCAGGTTCAAAAGGTGCGGGCAAGTCCGGCAGCTTTATCGTGCTCATGGTCGTTCCTTAGCCTCTGTAGTAATCGACGAGCGTTCGCCAGTTCCGGCGAGTGTCGTAGGCAGTGTCTTTGGCGGCGTCCCAAAGGCCCTCTAAGAAAGCCCATGGGATGCAGGCGAGGAAGGCAATCGGCATCAGAACCGCGCCCAGCAGATACAAGGCTTTGTCTTTCATGTGGCTCTCTTAGGTGTAAGGTGCAGCCCTTCGGCCATCCAGTCACGGCGCATCGCCGATCACGCTCCGTGGCCACAGATTGCTGTAGGCGACTTGCTTGAACTGGGGGGGGAAGGGCTGCGTAAGTCGTAGACGCTCAGGGCGGCGAACCCCCAGCCTTGGGTAAGGCTGACGTATGGCGTTAGGTGGGATTGGGATTCGCCGGCCTGAGCGACTGATAGAAAG